ATGGCATTGCCGGATACTTTGAAAAACAGGCTGCGCATTCCCGTGGTCGGAGCGCCACTGTTTATCATTTCCAATCCGGCTTTGGTGCTGGCGCAATGCAAAGCAGGCGTCATCGGCTCATTTCCGGCACTCAATGCGCGTCCCGAAGCGCAGCTGGACGAGTGGCTAGCCGAGATTACCGAAGATCTCGCTGCCTACGATGCCGCGAATCCTGAGCGCCCGGCCGCCCCTTTTGCAGTTAACCAGATCGTGCACCGTTCCAACAAGCGTCTCGAACATGATCTTGGACTATGCGTGAAATACAAAGTTCCCATCGTCATTTCCTCCCTGGGGGCGGTTCCTGAAGTCAATGCTGCGATCCATTCGTATGGCGGCATTGTTCTGCATGACGTTATCAACAATCGCCATGCCAACTCTGCGATCCGCAAAGGTGCGGATGGCCTCATCGCCGTTGCCGCTGGCGCGGGCGGCCATGCAGGTGCGCTCTCACCCTTCGCACTCATTCAGGAAATTCGTGAATGGTTCGACGGCCCCCTGCTTCTTTCCGGTGCAATCGCCAATGGTGGCGCAGTTCTGGCGGCACAGGCCATGGGCGCAGACCTTGCCTATATTGGCTCACCGTTCATTGCCACGACGGAAGCCCGCGCTTCTGAAGATTACAAACAAATGATCGTTGAATCGAACGCTGCTGATATCGTCTATTCCAACTACTTTACTGGAATTGCAGGGAACTACCTCAAACCATCCATCGCTAAATCTGGCCTCGACCCTGATCATCTGCCGGAGGCTGACCCATCCAAGATGGACTTCGACAAAGTCCAACAGGAAGGCTCGAAAGCCTGGAAAGACATTTGGGGGTGTGGACAGGGTATCGGTGCAATTAAGGAAATTGCACCTGCAGCAAAGCTCGTTGATCGTCTGGCGCAGGAATACGAGCAAGCTCGCAACCGCATCTGCCGAGACGCATAATCACCATCCGTAATGACAACAAAGCCTCCTGTGACCCATACCGGAGGCTTTGTTTCCAACTGGTCCGAACAAACGTGAAGAATATGCGTTTTGGACCTTGCTTTCCTCTATGGTTTTGGTTATCAGCGCACCGTTCGGTCACAAACAGATCAGCATTCCCTCGGGAATTTTGGAACCATGGTTCCGGGCCGCTTTAGCTCAGTTGGTAGAGCACATCATTCGTAATGATGGGGTCAGCAGTTCGAGTCTGCTAAGCGGCACCATTTTTCACTGAAAATTCAAATGCTTAGAATTTTGCCTCCCTTGCGGATTAGTGTCTCGTGAGTGCTGGTAGCCACCAGTTCAGGAAACTTATGTAGCGCGCAAAATCGCGTGGCAGCGAGCGCAAGATCGACTGGCAACACTTTTACAATGTCAAAGAACCGAGCTGAAGGCTCGTTGAAGGCTACTTCAAGAACCGATTAAGAGCCGTTACTGATAATCACTTCCCGCACTGGCTTTCCGACGCCACCCGCAGCTGTGTAGGTCAATGAAACGTCATCGATCTTAAAGGCAGAAAAGATCGCTCTTATCTCCGGCACATCATTAATCGTAAGCACGAACCGACCTTTGATCGCTTCAAGCCTATCGGCCATGACCTGAAACTGGTCTCGGCTGAATAGTTCTTTTCCGTAGTAGTCCTCTGATCCCCAATAAGGCGGATCGATATAGAACAATGTTTCTGGCCGGTCATACCGATTGATGAAGGATCCAGTCCAGGTTCTCAATAACCACAGATGCAAGCCGCTCGTGCACTTCCTGCAACATAGGAGCCAATGTGGTCAGGTTGAAGCGCGACGGGCCGTTGTAATTGATACCAAACGAACGGCCAGAGACCTTGCCACCGAACGTCAGACGCTGAAGATAAAGAAAACGCGCAGCGCGTTCCAGATCGGTCAGCGTATCAGGATCGGTTGAAGTCAGGCGCTCAAAGTCAGTACGGCTAGTAATCTGGAAACGAAGTGTGTCCATAAGCTGCGGATAATGACGCTGCAGAATACGAAACAGGTTCGCAACGTCCCTTGAACGATCATTGATAAACTCGGCGCGTGGTGCCGTTATGCGCCTGAAGAATACGCCACCCATGTCAACAAATGGCTCTGCATATAAAGAGTGTGGAATTGCATTGATACGCTCGCAAATACGCTTTGCTAGCTGTCGTTTACCGCCAATGTAGGCGGCAGGCGGAGAAACCGGATCGACTGCAACAAAATCTGCATTCAGGTTCATGTACGTTCTTTCGAGAATCGGTCACAACCGGATTGCCCGAAAGGGCCGGATGCGACGGTTATCTCATGAGGCTGTCGGGCGGGTTCATTCTTTGCCGGATCGTTCCCGCCGCCACGAATTGACGTGGCCGTCCCTACTTTTCATTTGCCGCTGTAAGCTTTGACCACCGATCTGGCACTGAACGCTCAAGCACTTCCTTAAATCCATCGACAACAGTTTCATCAGTATCGATTGAAATCTTGCAGCTGATGTCTGTCTTGCGCTGCTGATGAAACTCGATCTCTGAGCGGGTCAGAATTTCCCGATCCCGCAATGTTAGATCGCCAACAGCTTTCTGGCCGGTCAGATCAGGCCAGTATTCGTTAGCGCCAAGCCGCCACAAGTGACGCATTGGCAGGCTATTCACGACATTGCTGTGCGGCGGGTAAACTTCGATCGCAACCACATCCGGGCCGAAATATTCGTTCTTCAGCTCCTGCAGCTCGTCCCATGTAATAGTGCCATCATGCTCGACGGACAGCAGACCACGCAGTTCGTCCAGTAGAATGCCTACAACTGCGGTCATGATTGCACCTGTGAAGAAGGCCAGACGATGGCAGCAACAATGGCACGAGCTACAGCCTCATCTTCCGCCGCATCAATGTCGCGCTTGGCCCCAAGGCGGATGCTTTCGATCATTGCGCCGATCTGCTGCCACTGCGCAAAGGCCGCAAGAATCACGTCCGCAACCTCGCCAATCGTTTCAGCTGTGATGCCGACTTCTGACGATAACATTGGATAATCCGAAGCTTTGGGATTAGTCGCCGCTTTGAACGCCTGCGCTTCAGTCACCTTCTGCTGATAGGTCATTGCCTGACCATTTCCCGGCGTGATGTATTTAAGGCGCTCGTTTTCAGCTTCCAAATCAACCAATGCTTTAAGTGAGGTTTTCACCTCCAACAAAGCGCGAAAAGGCCACTGCGGATCAGCGAGAACGGTTTCAATTTCGGTTTTCAATTGATCTGGAAAGTGCAGAAACTCTCCATCATAGAAGCCCTCGGTCGTAATTGCAGGGATGGCGAAAACAAGGCGCGTCACTTCATCTGTAGCGATTTCAAGCTTTTGCATCAGACACTCCCTAACAGTGTTGCGGAGAAGGTAAAAGGATAGGTGCCGGGTGGCGTTGCGATGTTTCCGGTACTGTCTTGTTGGACCTGAATTCTCAAAATATCCTCGGCCTTACAGCTTTCCAACGTACTGACAGACAGAACACGACCGCGCGTGTTTGCAGAACTTTCCGCTACAGGATTTCCATTTTTCAGAATGAAAACATATGAGGCCTGATCGATCATTGGAAAATAAAAATTCGCCGACACAGAATATACCCCATCCTTTGGGACGGTGAATTGCCCATTGCCAGAGTTGTAGCTCGCAGAAGTGTCGAAAACGACATCGTTAAATCTTACGTTGGTCTTAACCGAAGCAGGAATTGACGTGCCTGTCGTGACTGTAGTCGCCTTGAAGCCCACCAGCTGTGACAACAATCGCGGCGGTGTCAGCAAAATCCAGCCATTTAACACACTGCTATATGCGATGAGTGCCAACGTATTCTGAGCCATATCACCCGAACGGATCGACACCCCATCGCCACCTAAAATAGGTTTAGCACCTAAGCCATTCAGGTTTAGTGTAGCAGCACCATTGGGCTTAATAGACGGCACAATCCTCACAAGCATACCATCGGTAAGAATATCGGGGGCTGGCGATATCGAAGCGGTTAAGGCACTTGCGGTCCCGGCTGTCGTGGCAAAGGCCCACTTACCTGATTGCGCGTCGAGAGCCAACTTCTCGACATACACCCCGTCGATTTTTTCAAACACACGCCCATCAGGAAGGCTGACGCCGTGGCCGTTCTTGGTGTCGACAATGCGCCACGTTGATCCAGCCCACTCGGCCAGCTTCTGCTGATTGCCAGCCCATGCCCCTGTTGCTCCGGCGGGAATAATATAAGCATCGCCGAGCGTAGCCCCGTTTGGCGGCGCGGTCGTAGTCATAGAGACAACGGGCAGCCAGGCAGCGCGGTTCGCAAAGCCTGGCGCAGCGATTGATTGCATTGCCTCCCACAGCTGCTGTTGATTGCTGGAGTCAAGAACGAGGCCTGCATTCTCGATAACTGCGCAGATTTCTTCCTGCACATCATTCAGATACTTAGCTGTCACCTCGGTTCCAGCGACACCTGCCGCAGCATTCTGCGATTGAAAGCCGCGACGGCCACCGCCAATATCAACCGGATTATTACCGTTGACACGATCCATGTCAGTTCTCCACGTATGAGAATATAAGCTGAGTGTGGGCAGGTTTCAGCCGCCGCAACTCACACTCAATGTCACTGATTTCAAAGCCACCAAGCGGCTGGCCCGCTGTGTTGACACCAGCTCGGAATATCCATTCCGAGATCAGCTGCAGTTTCACGCGCCATGTGAATTGCTCGCCTTCGGCAATTAATGGCTGTCCGGCTAAAAGAACTCCGGCGTTTGACGGCCAAAATTCTTCAATCTCAATCGAATGGCCGAGGCTCTCGGCCATCTTGACGAAGTAAGGGATGCTGGCGCCGCCCTTGGCTATCCAGCGCTGATGCGCGCGGCGTTGACGCTGTTCTATGGTCTGATTGCCCAGATCGCGACCACAAGGATCAGGACCAAGGACACGCTCGAAATCGGGCAGCAACGCGTTCGCTGTGCGCGGATCGATCTCGTCCATAAGTTTTTCAGCATCCGCCTCGGCCTGGACAAGAACCTTGGCAATGCTGTCGAGAACGGCGTCAAGGACGCCACCGCGATTTCCAAGGGCAAAGCCGCGTGGCAGCTTTCCGATCAGGCTGGCGAGGATCGTGGATTGAGGTCTGGTCATTATGGGTTCTCAAAAGTAACAAGGCCGGGAAGCGGATATTCGTCGCGTTCCAATCTGAACGGTGCGGCAGGTGACATCAGATCATGCGCATATTCGCCCGATGCGGCAGAGATGGCTTCCGATATGCGCGATGGTTCAATGAGCGCTCCGATCGGGCTGTCGTTCTGATCGTCGCTCTCGTCACCGATGGTTGCGATAAATGCCGCGAACGCTTCCTCAACGGCTGCGCGGGTCGCAACGCCATCAGGACGAAGGCGCACCGTGATCGGGATCAGACGCATTTTCGCAGGCACTATCACGACATAGGCTGTTACTGGCCGAACGCCAGAAGTAGAACCAGGCTCACCGAGATAAGCAAGCTGCTCTTCCATTTCGGCTTCTGTCGGCGCACGGGCAGAAGTGCCATTTTTCATGGCAACGATGACACCGACAGAACCACGACCAATCCAGTCGGTTTCAGGCTTAACAGCACGGACATCGAACCGCTCGCGCAACCAGCTCGGATAATCAAAGCCAGCGCCACCATGCGGACGCTGCCGAATGTAGGCCATGACCGCTGCCGCAAGCTCTGCCGGTGTTTCGGCTACTGCGCCACCAGCAAAGCCGCCTTCGGCAACTGTGATGCGATTGATTTCAGGAAACGCATTGACTGTGCGAAGGCGGATACCCGCTTCAAGATTGCCAATAGGTCCAGCTACAACGGCCTTTGCAGGAACAATGACGCTGCCGCCTACCGGAATGACCGCGAGAGCCGTGGTGCGGAATATCGTGCCATCGGAACCGGCGATCTCTAGATCAGTAGGAAGAGGCGCACCGGCTGCACCTTCAACCATAATATTTCCGACCGCATATGTGGCCGGTCGCGCCGCTATGCCCCAGATATTGGCATGTCGATCGACAAACTCATCCTCGGCGGTGTCCACGAAATACATGCGGCCCCACCAGGCAACATGATCGTGGATCTCGCGCACTTCGAGCGCAACTGATCGGCCAATCATGGCAAGCATGCCACGCGCCGAACGAACAGCACGGGAAATAGCCAGCGGATCGACAAGCGGCTTGACGAGGGAAATGCTGAACTCCATCGCAGATGCAATGCGTTCAGCAATGGTTTTCGCAGAATTGACGGGCCAAGGCATTAGGCGTTCCTCCGGCCAGAAACGAGCGTATCATCAACCAGAACACGCCAAGCCAACATCTGCGGCGCGACCCATTCAGTTTCGATTTCAGCGGATGTTCGAAGCTCGCGGCCTACCCATGTGAGGCTTTCTTCAAGCCAGCCGTGATAAAGCAGGCGGGTGATTTCGGTGGCTTTGGCACGATCGAGAAGCCAGCAACGCGAACCGATGCGCTCGCCAGCTGGATCAAGTGCGTCAGCGCTCGCACCACGGCGCACATCAATGCCAGCCTCTGTCAAAAACTGAGAGCGGCCTTCCGGCAATGGATCGTCGGGATTAGCACGGCGGTCGAGGCCGACCGAAAGAAGCACTGCGGTGATTGGCGTTTCGTCAATGACAAGATCGCCATCCTCGCCGATATCAAGATCAGCGCGGCGCGTTTCCGGGTCATAGATGAGTGCCACATCGTAAAACATGCCCCGGTTCTATCGCGCGCGCGCGAATGCAAACATGCCCGCCAAGGCGGGCATGAGAGAAATTATGCTGGTGGTGGCCCGCTCGTCCCGCCTCCGGGAACAACGCCGGTATGTATGTGCGTTTTGTCGATCACCACACCATCGTGGGTTATTGTTCCACCTTCAAAGGCGACACCTGCAGCCGATATCGTGACTTTTACGCCACCAATTGTGAACACCACCGATACACCAGCTTTGATGTTAATGTTTCCGTCAGCATCGATGACGATGCTATCGCCAAACATATTATAAAGAGCGGCAGCACCGGGCGAAAGTTGGCCCATACGGGCTGAAGGGTTTCCGATCGAGACGATAACAAGATCGTCCTCATTGCCGCCAACAGCTATGCCAATCGCCATTGCGCCGTCTTCAGGAACAGAGGTCGCAAGTCCATAAGGCTGCATGATTTCTACTTTGTCACGCCAGACGCCGGGAGCAACTTCGACAGATGCAGTTTGCGTTTCTCCATCATCATTGACGTTCTTCAGCACCACGCGGCGCACCATGCCACGGACTTTATCTGCGGTATCTTTTTCCATGATTGACCTCATAACGCCGAGGCTGTGCCATCCAGTGGCCCGCTCGATCCCTTACCCTTGCTCTTTTTCTTACTCTTCTTGCGGCCTTTAACGTTCTTTCGACGGTCCTTTACAGGCTTGTTATCGAACGCTTCGGGAGACGTGACAGCGATCTCAGTTTCACGGCCTTCCTCGCCATAAAGAAACGTCACACGCGAAATCAGCATGTCGCGGAATACGTCCTGAAAGCTGTCCTCAATCGGCACAGTTTCATTGACGCGCCAAAGACGGCCGTTCTCGCTGTAGCCATAGACCCGATAGGAAATCTCTTCGCTCTCGCCGCGCTTGGTGCGCATGCGCCAGTCCGCTTCGTCCTTGCAGCCTTTCTCATCAGCCTTGGAACGCGCCAGATGAACGACAGGACGATAGCGCTTGATTTCATCGTCGGTCGCCTCCCCACTGGCGACAATGCCACGGCGTTCGCGCTCGGTTGCAGAACCGTCTGAAGCCTGTCGATCTTCTGGGCTTTTCGGTGATCCACCGCCAGTGAGTGGCGCTGCTCGATCATCACGCGAGGTTGCCGCCTTTTCTGACTGCCCGCGTACGATCACCTTTGAATGCCGGTCCTTATGCGTGAACTGCCCATTCGAAGCCTTGACGTTTCCCGGAAGCGACAAAGCGGCAGGCGCACGGTTTGCGCCAGTTCTGGTCAATACGATACCGCCAACACCATCCGACATAACAAGTGCGTGGCGCTGGCGAGCGCCTTTCTCGATTGCGCTGATGCCAGTCTCGGAAAGGTCAATGCCGTAACGCGGGAAAGCATCGCCGGTGTCGATGTCTGAACGAACCGTAAGGCCATAAGGCTCGGCAATCCGCTTGACCACTTCCTCCAGCTTCACGTTATTGAACTCAGAGGGTCCCGAAGGTGCAGCGGCACTATCGACAAGATCGCCTGCCGTGTCCTTGCCCGAAATGGAAACAGCTGCATGTTCCGCATCGATCTCAGGTGCAACGGTCTCAATATAACCTTTGAGCACAAGCGTGTTTTCCACATAGACCTCGGCGTCCATGCCGGGTTTCAACGAGAACTCGGTTAAAGCTGATGAGGCAAAATCAAAGGTCGAAACCGATCGGTTATAGTCGCGCAGCTCGAAACTGAATGAGCCGCTTAGGTCTTTTAGATCGCGGGTAACATTGGCATTGGTCCACTGATCGAACACCTGACCGTTTACTTTAAGCCAGATTGCGCGGGTCATTATTCTGTTACCTCAATGCGGCCTGAAGGAATCGAAGCCGGATGACGCGGACGGTTGCGTTCGATGATCGAAAGATAGCCGTCCTCGATCGAGGCCGGATCATCGCCATAAAGGTGATTGGCAAGCAGGAACGCATCGGTCGCACGATCAGTCTCGATGATGCGGGTTGCAGGCAAACGCCCGATTGCCTCGTTGATGTCAGCGATCAGGCAAAGACGAACGTCGCGCGTGGCGCGAATAGAGCTGCTCATTTCCGCGGCAAAATTCGAATCTGCGAGAGACGATAGAAGATCGGTGTATGCATCCAGTTTGACGACCAGGCTATCACGCAAGCTGCTGGCTTCTGATCGCGATGCGAAGTCTACGTAAGCCGCAAGCTGTGCTGCCTTTGCCAGTGCATCGCCTGCCGATCCTGCCAGTAGCACCGTGTCCGGACGCGAAACCGTGTCACCGGCAAGCTTGGTGAACGCATCACCTGCAGTGGCACAAATATCGCAAGCCTGATTGCCTGTAAGTGCAGATGAGACACTTATAGCTTCTGCAGCGGGCGCGACAGCGGGTGTTCCTGCAAGATCAGAAACCAATGCCACGATTGAATCCGTGATATTGCCGGCTGTGGCTGCGAACGCATCTGGCGTTGCCGGCAATGATTGTGGAAGAGATGCTGCAATCAGGTTTGAAGCCTGACCGCTATTTGACTGCCAATATCCAACAACCGAACGCGCTGCGCGTTGCGTGGCGTCGGTGCGAAGACGTGACATTGTGCGGCTCGATGGAGAACGCATAAGCGCTGACGCAATGGAAACAAGCGTTAGTGCTGCACTGATCAGTGCTGATGCGGTCGAGAGCGAACCGAGAAGGCCAGCGCCATTATAACGTTTAAAGCTGACGCTGAAGCGAACGACGCGCAATTCATAAGCAGCAAACGAGATCTCGGCAGGCTCTTCTAAAATGACCTGCATAGGCCCAAGCCACGGATGCACAAGCGTTCCCGGTCCCGGCGTCTCAAAGGCAAGCTGCAACGCCTTGGCGCTGGCAATATAGCTGTCGCTGACAATCAAACCGTCAAGTTGGATGATTGCAGGTGCAAGGCCGAGGTCATCATAAGCCGCGACATCGATGCCGGGAAAGAGATGCTCGGCGACGCGACGGCCTACTTGCGTCGAGGTATCTGGCATGAAGAAGGAAATGCCACGATATGAAGCTGGAAGAAGACCAGGCAGAATATCGCTAACGCTGTCGAAAATCATTGGCTGCCCCTTATACCATACCGACAGCGCGACCGCGATTGGTTGTCAGCGCCACATCCTTATTGTCAGACGAGCTGCTCACAACCTTGCCTGGACCGATAACCTGGACACGGATATCGCCACCAACATTGACCGATTGTGAAGAGCCTGAGATCGCAGCAAACCTGCTGGATGAACCAGCATCGGCACGTTTTTCAGGCGCGTTAGAATTGGCAGGTGCTGGCCGATGGATCGTCGGGCCTTTTAAGGAATCTTCCAAGGCGCTGTCACGGCTTCCATCAAATGTGCCACCGTTCGGCAAGGTTTCGCCTGGCTGGACAGTTGCGCCGCTCCAAATGTTTTTCATGATGCTGGCAAGCCACTGTAGTTTGTCGATGATTGTTTGAATGCCACTCATGATCTTTTCCTTCACGGTATCAAAACCGCTCGCCAAAGCATCCCACGCCAGCATTGGAATCTTGATCGGCATCATCAAGAAGCCCCAAAGTTTCTCAACACCCGACGCTAAAAGATTGACCGCCTGACCTGCTTTGTCTGGGAACCACTTTACCCAATCTGGCATGCCGTGTGTGCCTGCACCCCACTGAGCAAGCTCTTTTAATCCCCTACTGAGAGCAGAAATACCCTGCCATATTTTCTCAAGGCCAGTGAACTTCAGTAGCTGCAACTGACCAAACCATTCACCCAAGGTGCGCGCAAATCCTGTCAGCCTGCCGGTGTCAAAGCCGACAAGTGCCATCAGATTGCTGGCAATCGTGCCAAGTGCACTGCCCATATCTCTCAGGTTATTCCAGGTGTCACCCATATGGCCGAAGGTGCGCTTAAGGCTCTCGCCGATCGGTGCAAGCGATGTTTCCATTCCAGCACCCATTTCTTTGAGCGCATTCCATGCCATTTGAAGGCCATTAAAGACACCTTCAAGAACCTTCAAACTGCCGACTTTCAGGCTGTCAAAGTTGATATTGGAGAAGATTGATTGTGCACCTGCGGAAATTCGCGACCATGCGCGCGGTGCAGCATCCGCTACCCAATTCCAAGCGCGAACAGCACCGTTAGAAATGCCTGTCCAAACGCGTGACATATAAGGCTGTGCCTGACCCCAAAGCCGCTTGGTGCCTTCCCATGCTTTCGATGCGCGGTCCTTCAGGCCATCCCAGAACTTCATAAGCTTTGGTCCGACCTTGTCCCAATTCTTGGCGATCAGGACGCCAGCGCCTGCCAGAAGGCCAATGATTATACCGAGCGGCGAAAAGATCACGCCGATCAGTGCACCAATAGCACCGAGACCTGCACCGATGATAGGAAGAGCAAGACCAAGCGCACCAAGTGCACCGACCAAAAGAATAGCACCGCCAGCGCCGGTCATGAGCGTTTTCACCCAACCGCCTGTCGCCTTGTCAAAATCCCTTATCCACTTGATGCCAGCCATCAGCCAGGAATTGATCAAGGGGAGCCACTCGCCAAAGGCGAAGCCGACTTCGCGGATAGACTGAGTACCGATCTCATTCAGGATCGTCAGCTGCCGGTTCATGCCTTGCATCTGTGTATCAAAGTCGGCATCGATGGCAGCACCAGTAGCAGCTGCAACCTTTTCTTTGATGTCTTTATATCCCTGCACATTCGCCATGAACGGCACGATGAAATCTAGCACCTGTTGATCAGAGAACAGCTCAGAAACCTTACTGGCCGCGCCGATTGCTTCGAGCTGCTCGCGCACATAGGCCAGCGCTTCAGCACCTTCGAGGCCGTTTTTCTTGGCCGCTTGCATGTATTTGCCGATTTCTTTTTCACCCACGCCAGTCAGCTTGCCGACCTTCTGCAGCATAGCTTCCAACGGATTGATGCCCTTGGAAGCGGCGTCGAGCATGACGGCCTGAATATCCACGCCCATGCCAGAAAAGTTCTTGATGGTACGCTCGGACAGCGCTTTCGACAGGAAGTTCGAGAGATTGTTCGCAGCAATCGACGGGTCAGACGTCCCTTTCATGGCGATCTGCAGAGCAGAGCCGAGGAAATCGACGGCCTCACGTCCCTTCACGCCAAACTTTGCTACCTGCGAGGTCAGGCGCGGGAAATGCTGCGCCATGTCCTTCAACTCGAATGAGCCTTCCTTACCGGCGATGACAAGCGCACCAAGGCTGTCGCGCATCTGATCGGCTGGAAGTTTCAGGTTGTTGAGCATGGAGGTGCCAACACCTGCCATGTCTGAGAACTCGGCATTTGCAGCCGTTGCTGCGCGCCCGATATCGGCAATGGTGGCGTCGATCAGGCTTTGATCAACACCAGCAGCGATCATCTGACCGGCACCGGCAGCGATGATTTCTGATGTCTGGCCAACGGCAAAGGCCAGCTCTTCATATTCAGCCTTGGCTTTGCCGACGAATTCAAATGCTGCCTTGCCTGAGAGTTCGGCAGTGCCTGCGATATCGAGCAGTTGTTGCTGGAAGGCGGCAGCTTGATTGACCGGACCCATAAACGAAATAGCCGCGATCGCCGTACCGAGAACCCCGATACGACGCGCAAAGCCGGTCAGTTTCTGAAGGTTATTTGTCAGGCTGCGCATTGGCCTGGAGAGCTGATCGCGAAGCCTGACCAGAACATCAAGCGCCATAGAGCGGTTTGCCATGATCTAATCTTTCTTTGAGACGGCTTCGCGAAAAGCCATAATGCTGTTCCACCAGAAGGTGGCAGTTGCCGCATCCATCGTTTCGATTTCAGCGGCAGAGAAACCCGAACACTCAGCGAGACCGCCGAGTATTACTTGCCAGTCTTCCGGCCACTGCCCAAAAAATGCTCAAACACCCGTGCGCCTGCGGAGATGTCAGCGGCATCCATCTTGTCAAAAAGCACATTCATGATGGCTTGACTGATGCGGGTCGATCGGGAAAAGGCTACAACATTGAGCATGCTGTCGGTTGCGGCGGCGATGGCGCGCTGATCAGCGCCATTGAGACGGTGGAATACCAGCTTGTCGTAAATCTCTTCGCGAACCTTATCCCCCTTTTTGACCTTCAAAGTCTGAGGATAAAAGAGCGAGAGTGTCACGCTACCGTCCGCATTCTGAACGGCATTGTCTGGCAGACGATCGCCTGGATCGATGTCTTCAACGACATCAGCGGCAGCGCCAGCCAAAGCGACCGGCGCATTTTCGTCAACGACGATGTCTGTTCCGTTCTGATCGTCATCAATCACGTCGAGATCAACGGTGTGTTTTGTACTCATGAAAGCACCTCTTCAGGAGCGCCGCCCGCCCACTTGAGTTCGATCTTGCCGCCTTCGCCGCCGGTGATTTCCGGGATGTCGGTCAAGAATGCGTCGGCGAGGATGTATGTCTGGCCGGTGTCGCAGACGACCTGCAATTCGCCTTCACCTTCATCCCAAAGATTGCCGTAGCGCTGATCCTGTTCGAGGTTCGTGGTCGCCGTGACTTCCGAACCTTCAAACTCCTGCGCGCGTGCAACCTTGCGACCATAGGTGACGACATTGTTTTTAATGCCGCCTACCTTGATCTTTGCACCCTTCTCGACGGGGATGTTTCGGCCCCGCCAGATGATGTCTACAATGCCAAGTGTCTTAGCCATTGATTGAGTTCCTTAAAGTTAGACTTGGAATTCCAGTGAGCCAGCCAACACCATCAGATTGCCAACGATTCTGATTTCCTGACGGCTATCGAGACGGTTCTTGTCGCTTGAGTGGCGTTTGAACACGCTCTGTTTGATGGTTTCCTCGACGCGCTCGATCCAGACGAGGTTTGCATAGCGGCGGCAGCGGCCTGCCCAGGAGGCATGCATGCGGCGCGGCGTGACCACGGATGAGCCGACAATGTCATCGTCAGACACGTTGCTCGCAAAGGCTGCACTTTCGTCATCATCCGTGAGCTTGGCGCGTGGATAAAGCAGCGAGACATAGGACTGCCAGTCATAGCGAATGCGCGACAAAGTCGCTGGCACCATGATGTCGAGCCACGCATCATCGTCGACATCGAGGTTCGATTTGCGATAAGTCGTGATCAGGCGGGAGATCGTGACCGCACCGTCTGACAGGCTTTCAAATGTGGAAATGCCTCGGCGCAGCAACAGATCACGTTCGGTTTCTATGAACTGGTCCGCAGCTGCTGGCGCTTCCACGCCTGGCACGACGAGTGAACGCAACTGGCGAGCTGGATCGTTGGCAAGATGGAAGCTTGCAAGCCCCATAACTGCCGCCGAAATTGCCCATGAGCTGGTCGGTGAAGCCTTGAGGCCAACAACGGTCAGGAACGGACAATTGGTAAGCTGACCCCATGTTCCGAGATCGCCAAACGTGCCGCGCTTTCCGACATATCCATGCGCATCAAGCTTTGACATCGCGGTAAAGCGCTCTGTCAGGAACTCGGCGAACACGCCCATATTGGTAGCGTCGCTGAATGGATGCTGGATTGCCGTGTACCAGGTATTCGCAATCACATCGAGCGCTGGCGTCAGATCGGGATTGCCCGAACCGCCTGACATCGCTCCGACAGCGACGTTGAGGCTGGCCGGAAGCGGCTGCGCTTCAACATCGACACGCAGATCAATGTCATTGCCAACTTCGCCACCATGGTGACTGGTGACGGTCACCACACCGGCAGCTGCTGTTGCGGTCACCGGCAATGTGGCATTGTCTGTGATAGCTGCGGCAAGCGCCGTCGCGAGCTGAGCAATTGTCGACGTTGGCTGTGCCGTAAATCGAACCTGCTGACCAGCAATCTTAAAGCGCAGAACCAGAGAGGACGACACCGTACCTGTGAATGTGATGGTGCCGGTGGCCTTCACAGCTTCCGCTTCATCGGCCACCGCCATAACAAAGAGTGGCTGCGTTTTGTTGGCCTTGCGGAAAGCCGCCACCTGTTCAGCGCCGATCGAGCCGATGCCGAACAGTGCCTGACCTTCGCTACCGCGAACGACTTCAACAATCGTGCCTGGCGTGAGCGTGCCTGCCGCAAGCTTCGCGCCGATAATAAGGTTCTGCACTGGATAATCGAAGATGCCGACATTGCGATAATTCGGCTTGACCTCAAGATAGGTGCCAGGCGAACGCCAATCGGTCGGGATCTGATCAAAGGTAAAATCGGCCATGATTACTTCTCTCCAGTCTTGGCCTTGCTGGCCTTTTCGTCATTGACGGTTTCGGGAGCCGGAACACTTGGCGCGGTTGAGCCTTTGATTTCGACTTCGACCAGATCGCCATCCGCAATGCGGCGGCGTATATAATGAGTGACCGGAACGGTAATGCCGCCTTTAGGCCAGTCGCGGCCATCTTCCATCGGCACGTTGCGGCCCTCGGCACACTTCAGCTTTTTCTCAACCTTGGTTGATTGGGGCATGGTTTTCCTCGGGTGTGATGGTTTGTGAGATTGCAGGTTCTTCGTCGCCATTCGTGATCCAGGTGACACCGAGAGAGTTAAGGTCATCGAGCGTCTTGATCTGGAAGGCGGACAATGGGGATGTGAAGCGCACATCGAAATCGACTTGTGCGAGCACTGTGGCGTCATCGGCCCAGCCGTCTGCATAAACAGCTTCTGCGCGTGTCACCGTGCATGTGCCAATATCCGGTAATGTGCAGCCGCTCAGAAGAACGCTCGACACATCGATCATCGCGTCCAGTCCGATGTCGTGCCGATCGCCTTTGAAGCGGGTATCATTGCCACTTGAAGCCTTCACGACCAGAACCAAACGCCAATTCGCAGCACCGGAAAGCAGTCGTCCATGATCGCGGTCAGGCTGCAAACCCATCCAGGCAAGACCAATAAACGGGCGCATACGAACAACGCGCTCAAATTCCTTGACCGTAAGCACAGCAGGAACCCGTTGAATTTGAAACTTCTGCGCAGGAAAGGCCAGTCGGAGCCTTTCGATAATAGCAGCTTCCATGACACGGATCGGAGCCTTGGTCAGTTCAAGGTCAGCCATCTCACCAGCCCTTCAATGTTTCATCGGAAAACGTTGCAGGGCGACCAGAAAAGCGCGGGCCATTCGACTTACCGAATGTTCCGGCAGACGCGGCCTCGATCGAGATCAGACCCTTGGCGATATTTTCAAGCCAGGTAATGACTTCCTTGCGCTCCAGGCGCATTTGTTCAGTCGGCTCAATCCGCTCGCCCTTGGCAAGGTCATAGCGGGATAAGACGCAAGCAGCGCGAACAACGTCTTTCGGCACATCAGCGAGCGGCACCTTATAGCGGCCACGCAAATAGCCGTCGATCAGGGCTGTGGCATCTGCCAAAGCAACTTCGATCTTGGCCGGATCAAGCGTCTCGGTCTCACGGTCTTCCGGCATAGAGAGCCGCACCATTTCCGTGTTGCCGAAACGCTCGACCATATTTGCGACTGTGGCGTACAAGAGCCATTCTCCGATTTAAGGTGGAAGCCGCCTGCCGCGACGGCTTCCGGGTCGTGGCCTGTTTCAGCGGCGGCCCGTTATTAGTCGTCCAGCTCAACCAGCTCAGTGACCAGATCAGGATCGCCCAAAATCTGGTTGAGCTGGAAAGGCTCAAATGTGTCGATCGGATATTCACTCGTGCCATTGTGGCGACGACCGCCACGGCGGATGCCTTCGACCTTTGCCGTGATACGAATGCCGTTGCATGCAAACTTGCCATGATTGGCGGCATAGGCTTCGACTGCGGCAGCGATGAAATCAAAGCCAGCGTCCTTCGCGGCCTGGACAGACGCTGCCACAATCTCATCGACTTTGATCTCTGGAGCCGCCACCGTCTGGTCGCCGACGGGACCGACCGGATTGCCGGTCCCGTCATTGGTCGCAGTCGTAGGCGTGGTATTGGTGGCAGTTGCATCGATCTGAACGGCACCGGCGTTCTGATTGGCGTCATTCAGATTAGGCAATGGTCCGCCAACTACTTCGGCAGCTGGCACTGTCTTGTTGGTTTCGGTGGCTTTTGCATCTTTCGCCATAGTCTTGCTCCGGTTGTTTCAGGGCTTTTCAAAAGGGTCTCAAGGCCATTTTGAGAAACCCTCCCGCCCGTTCTGGCGGGAGTGCTTTTCAAGTCTTGTCAATTTCTCATTCGTCCAAATGCGATCGGGGAACCGGAAGAGGCAGGCGCACGTCCATGGTTTTCGATTTGGCAAGCACCGAAACATCAGCCGGTCGCAACATGGCAATAAATGCGTGGTTAGACGCGGACTGGAAGCTCATGTCCCTAGCCGCGACAGCAATGATGGCTGGTGAAGCGACCAGTGCATCGGGCTGGCTGAAATAGAAATCGACGGGATTTGAGACGATCTTTTCATAGAGAGGGATTTCAGCAGCCGAGGCGGGTGCAATCGACGTGAAGGCAAGAATTGCCGCCATCGCACACAAGCTGCTGAAGAACAGACCCAATTTCCTCATTTTAAAACTCCGGGTTAATGCAGTCACAAGGTTCGTCCGGTACGCGCCGCCCGTCTCAGTGCGGGCGGTATTTCAGGTCAAAGGCTGGCTAGCCGAGCAGCGGGATCACAACCGGCTCAGCGGTACCCTTCCACTCGTTGCTTTCGCCATTCGCACCCAGCTCGTTGATGAGCAGCTTGCGCGCTGCGCCTTCGAGAGCCGATGGAACCAGCAACTTGCGCGGATTGATGGAGATGATTTCACCATTGCGCTTGCGAATGGAGGTCATGGCAGCGCGCGCCGCTGCATAGTTTTCCGCAGTCAAAGGAAGCTTCGACTTGTAAATCAACTGCCAGAGGCCATAACCGGCGTTACAGCGACCATCGACGCCGTAGACGGCCTTGCCACCAAAGAAGACGGTGTCGTCAGTCGCCTGGTCCTTGCGGATAAGCTGGAAGTTCTTGCGGTTCTGATAGATGATCGGCTTGATGACCTGGCTGTCATCAACCAGATACCAGGCAGGTGAAGAACCGGCTGCAAAGTTCGAAACCGAAGCTTCCTTGCCTTCCGCGTCATAACCCGGATGATCTGTGTCAAAGAAGTTCTGGCCGTCATAGCACTTGGTCGTTTCGCCGTTTTTAAGCAGCGGAAATACCAGCTGGTCAGGGAACTGTGCAGCATTCTGACCAAGCTGTGCGGACATCGGAGCCAGAAAGCCCATCTGATCGTCTTCGACCTGACTGATGCGAACGCCGATCGTGCCTTCAAATTCCTTGTTACGGATCATGTATGTCTGCATCGACAGATCATGCACAACACGATCGCCGACCCACTCGCGAATACCCGGCAGATCATCCATGCGCGGATATTCATTCTGCGCCGTGGTTGATGAGACCGTCATGGCGACAGTCTGATAATGCGTGGTGGTCGAGCCAAGCTGCGCGTTAAACGCCGTCGATATCGCAGTGTAAAGACTGCGCATTGTGGATGGAGTGATATCCATTGGTCGTTGTTCCTTATGCGCCGACAGAAACCCACGTGCGGCCATCGCCGATGCCAGCAATCGTGCCGACCTTCAGCTTGCCGCCCGTAGCATCGAGCGTGAGAGTTGCATCATCAGTGGCGTAAACGGCTTTGCCGATGTCGGCGAAAGCGGCCTCAAACTCGAAACCGTAATCGCCACGGATGGCGATGACATTGATGTCACCATCAACACCGTCACGATTATCGACATGGACTTCAGCGAGACCCACAACTGCGACTGCATCAGCATGGCCTGCAGGAACCGCAAGACCGGCAGCAGTAACAGCCACGATGGCGCGACCGAAAAAGCGGATACCGGCCTTTACCGGATAGCCGTAACGAACACCGTCACGGCTAGGAATTTCGAGATCGCGAACAGCAGCCATTAGAGTAGCTCCTTCTGGGTCTTCTTGGTCTCAGCAAACTTGGCTGGATCAATCCCCATCAGTTCACACATCTGCTGATCTTCAGGGGTGAGGTCTGAACTGCCGCCTTCTTTCGGGCGGTAGTTCTTCAGCCCGCCGGAATGCAGCGATGGAAGAAGCGCGATTTCAGCTTCAACTTCCTCGGCATTCTTCATGTGGCGGGAGACGAAATGATCACGCAGAGCCGGAACAATCTTGCCGTCCTGCATCGCACGATCGACAACCGTTTCAGCTGTGACCTTGGCAGCGGTGTTGGTGAGCGTCGTAACCTGACTTTGAAGGGTCTTTAAAGACTTCTTCAGCTCGGTCTTTTCAGCGTCATCACCAGACTGGCGCGACTGCAACGATGTGACGATCTGATCATCTGAAGAGGTCAGATCAACACCTGCGGTTTCCACGACCTTGGCAAGCGTTGCCGAATGCAAGGTCTTTTCCGTAACAGCTGCAAGGATTGCAGCCGCATCGGCGTCTTCTGGAAGGCCGAGCGCCTTCCGCAGTTCTTCTTCCATGTCCGGGTCTCCGGTGTGGTTTGCGTTGTGAAGTGAATTCAGCGTCAGGTTCGGATCGTTGGTCAAAGATGCACGTCCGATAAACTGCACACGGTGCGGCTTGCTTTCCGAGACGAAGAGCGCGGGTGAGAGAAAGCCGTATTCGCGGCCACCCACGGCGGAAGAACCGCGTTCGTTCCATTCCACCTTGCCCCAGATGCCGTCTTCGCGAGCATCCATCTCCACGATCCAGCCGAGCGCAGGACTTTCATGTCCTTGCGTTCCGAGAAGATCGGTTGAATGATTGATGTCGATCGGGAGCTTGCGTCCAGGTGTCAACGATCTTGTGATGATCGCTTCGAGATCATCTGCAACAAAGGGACCGCGACCATCCGAGCCGGAAAACGTGCCAGCTGGCATCAGATGCACCCATTCAGGCACAACATTTGCCGCCGCATCTGTCGCGGTCGGGAGGTTCATCATAAGGGAAACAAGACGCTTTTTCATGAACGTGATAAAACCACGTCCAGCTGAAACGTATCATGCCCGCAAAGGCGGGCATCAAGAGTGGTATATTAAGTGCGTCTTTGAAGAGCTCCGAAGACCGTTTCGGAAATCATTTCATGGTCATCATCGGAAATACCGAGATAAGGGCGCGCCGGTATTGTAACCGACTTTGCCAGCACAATGCCAGATGCCAGACGAAAAACAAGATGTGAAGCACTTTTTGGCTTAATCGTCGCGCCGAGCTGGTGGACGGCAGCATATTTTGCATTGGTGCCGATTGTCACCTGGTCGCGGCCAGCCTTATGATTGATGCTATCGCGGAGGCGTCCGCTTTCCGTCAGGATGCGGCTGTTGCGCTTGGTCTTCTTATATTCAGTGTTGAGCGCTTTCCATTTCTCGCCTTCAGGTGATTTCTGTGAAATGAATCGGCGATGCGTCGAGCCAACTATGCCGGTGCCAATCGCACTCATGATGGGTGTTGTATCCCCCATGACGCTGATCAGACGTGTGAAAGCCTTTTGGACGGCCTTGTCGTCAATCTGAACATCAAGTGAAACACCACTCATTCTGCAGCTCCATCAAGCCAGGTCATGCCAGGGTTATATTCAAAGCCTGGATCAACACCTTGTGGAACGCGGACAGTGCGACCGCCGACCAATTCCGCACGAAAGACGAGATCTGGTGAAGGATCAGGGCCGGTTTTGCCTTGGCGGCTCAAACCTCCACTCGATACCGGCGTCACGAAACAACCACAGCGCCAGCCGTTCGGTGGATAGTTCGTGCGCCAGAATGGATCATCAGCGCGCCAAACCATTCCGTCCCAGGACAAATGCTCTTTGCGCGGATGTATGGAGCCAGAGTGATTATATTGCCAATAAGGAAACGTCTCTAACGTTTCTGGCTCTGTGAGCTTCGCATAACGACCAGCTGCATAGGCGGTGCGCAGATTGGTATCGAAGATGATACGTGTTCGCCAGTTGCGTTTGCCGCGATAATCCCAGCCATGCTTTTCCACGATCGCATCAAAGGACTGGCGGAACTCTTCAAGCGTTGTGCCTTCCTCAAGCGCCCGTTCGATCTCCCTTCGGAAGTCATCAAGCAGAGCATCGGAAGCGGCACCTGCCACCATGAAGGCGCGAGAATGAGCGCTCGCGTACACATCGGTCCAGACTTGCGTCTTGATGTTGACCTTCTGACGAAAGAAGTTGACCGCTTCATCAAACGGTAGATCGAGAGCCGATACCGTACCTGTCATTGTTCAAGCTCCCAATCCATCAAATTTGAAGGCCAATTGAAGGCCGTGGACGCGCATTCTGCAATTTCTGCGGCATCGCTTCGCAAAACGCTTTCATGCGCGCCTGTGGCGCTTTATTTGCGACCGGCCATATCATCGATCAAAGCAGCCTGTCCGGCGAGATGCGCCAAAGCCATACCGCGCGCCATCGCTTGCGAAAGGGCATCCGGTGAAAGCTTCATGCGGGCCAGATGATCGGCAGCGTCGGCAAGCGTTTCAGCCTGCATAAGCACCGTGCGGATTTCATCGGTGAGACCGGCAAGCGCTCCTGCCGCGTCATCCTGCAAGCGATCCGTAAGCTTGTCGATAATGTCATCACTTGTGGTGCGCTGTTCACGCGCGTGCAGCTGCTTACGAACCGAGTTCAGTTCAGGTGCACGACCTTCGCTGTCAAACAGACGATCTAGGGCCGATGGCTGACGACCACCGATGACTTCTTCGCCTTCCTGCGGTGCAGGTGCACCGAGACGCTCGCGGATGTATGAAGCACCTACCGTCAAACCGTGCTTGGCAAACTTATCGAATGCGTCGGCAAAGTCCTTCAGCATGACTTCGTCAGGCCGTCCGATGCGCACGATTGGATAATGATCCTGCGGCCCGAAATTCATCGAGACAAGAATCGGAATAAGCTGACGAATAATCGTGGCTGTCAGCATCATCGCATCAGAGCGCTCAATATCCTCCTGGACGAGACGATGCTCCTTCGCGACCGCATGACCACCTGAGACAGCGTCGGTTGTCGTTGTCTGGCCGAGTACCGCCTTTGAGACCTGCCGATCCATCCAGTCCGCACGGCGCTCGTAAAGGTCGATTGAAGTGCCTTTGGCGGCTACTTCCTGGAATTCTATTTCCATGCTGCGTGGCATTATTGCAGCCATGTCACCGGCAATTTGGGTGACGGCGCGCCACAGAACATCTTTGTCTTCTTCCTTGGCGTCACCTTCATATCGTCCAATACGAATAGGCATGCCAAAATTTTGAACGAAGATAGACCAGTCTTTGAGCGTGAAACTTTTATACATCCACGCCCAAGACGCGACGCGCGCAATACCAGAACGAATGGTCAAGCCGGACTTTGAAGGATGGCGATGAACGATAAACTTGTGTGGCGGCAATGGCGCTTCCGTCACATCATCACGAAGTACAACTGTCTCACCATCCGCGCGCGCAAATGTGAACCAGCGTTGTGGCCGATAAGTCAGCTCGCGCGGTTCCCAACGACCAAGTCTGGTTTGCCAGTCAATCTCCATGATCGAGAAACCTTTGCCGATCGCATCAAGCATATCGAACAGACACGCGCGCAGCACGTCATCGTTGATCCAAGACTGGACGAACTCGGCATGTTTCTTGTGGTCGCTTGCATCACTCGCAGGCTTCACCGTGATTGGCAACTGCGCTACTGAACGCTTGCGCGTGGACATAACACCGAAATAGTGCAGGTCGCGCTCTTCGATGTCCTCGGCAAGTTCGAGGTAGGAAAGCGGATCGCCTTCAGCAGCTGCACGGTGAATTGCCGAAAGCCGACGGGGATTAAGTCCTTCTGCCGGATGACCGGAAATCACCGGACGGACACCGCCGAGTGTCGGGCCTGCATAGGGCTTACTCACCTCTTGGCGCTTTAGCGGATTACCATACTGATCGACTAACTTTGTCATCAGAGCGTACCTCTCAATACTGGATTAATAGAGCGCTCACGATCCTCTGCTCGGCGGCGACTATCCGAAGGCACATTGCGGCGGGTCTCGTAACCATATTCCATATGTGGCGTACTGGCGGCATGGACACCAAGGAAAGCGGCCCATGTACGGTCAGCATGATCGTCGTCGCGTTCGGCGACAAAGCGCGGTGTGCCAGTGGGAGATGTTACCTTCCGAAGCTTATGCAAGTCAGAACGCAGCGGCACATTGCCCATAGGAATACGTACTGTGCGATCTTCAAATCGCTCTTTGCCTGCGTTCGCCATAATCAACTTGTTACCGGACGTGAAAATTACACCTTCTACACGGCTCCCATATCGCCGCTGTGCATCTTCAACGACCTTTTCACCCATGCCGGTCTGATCGATACAGGCGCGCGCAACACGGTACCGCATCATCACATCATCAAAGGCTGCATCCATATCGGCAAACGTGGCGCGCTTTTGCTCGATGATCTCGCGGCACCACAATACATCGCCGATCTCCTCCCAAACCCAAATGACGTGAAGGTCATGGCGTCGACCAATATCGCGACCAACGTAACAGGCGTTGCCCTGATAGCCCGATGGTGAACCTGCATCGTCATCTTCGACAGATGAGATCAGTTCATAGGAAAGCCACGCGCTGGCTTCGTCCAGATATTGCAGCTCGTATTCCTGCGCCCACGCATCCTCGTCCGCAATACCGGCACGCAGTTCTTCAATATTGCGCGGCAAGCCATCTTTCACAGCCTGATAAATATCGACGACATGGCGTGACCATGTGCTGTCATTGGCGGTATCGAGTTCGAAGAATTTCCCGCTCTTGCCGTTTGGTGTGGACGTAACGCGAAGTTTCCAATTCGCTGAGATGACCGGAAAGAGCGCCTTCCAGATTGCGTTGCTATCCTTATGGAAGGCGAACTCGTCCAGAAACACATTGGCGGAAAAGCCGCGTGCTGTGTCAGGGTTGGCAGGCAGAGCGGTGATGCGGGTGCCATGCGGCAATGTCACTTCAAGCGCTTTATAGCTACCAGTGTCACCCTGCCAGTCAAACTCATTGGCATCAAATGCCATGCCGTAAGCCTTGGCATGAGGATAGATACCTTCAAGCATCGCTTCGCGCGCCTGACGTTCCCCACGGCTTAATATTACCCAACGTGTGCGCTGACCTTTAATTGCATGCTCAAAGCTGTCGTCGACACATTCAAGCGTTGTGGTGAACGTCTTGCCGGTCTGTCGTGCAAACTTGCCAATTTTAAAGCGGCTTTTATCTGTGAGCCAGCGGCGCTGATATCCGTAAAGCAGAGGCTGTGTCATCACGATGTCCCATAAGCTTCGCGGATCATGCGCAGAATTTCTTCTCCATCGACCTTGCGACCGGCCTTCTCGACAGCATCAGTCGCATCGCCAACAGCTTTCGCCAGTTTGGCTTTTGCTTCCTCTTCCGCCTTGCGGCGATGCTCTGCTGAATGGCGCTGTGCGACGACCGTCTCTTTGTAGGCGCGCGCAAGCTCCATGGCGTTCTTGGAATTGAGGCCGTCACCGTCCAGCAACTCATCAATGAGCGTTTTAAGAAACTCGCCAAGCACGATGTCAGACTTGCTGATTTCTTCAGGTGTCAGCTTTTCTGCGATACCTGCATAAATGAACCGGCGTTCTTCCAACTGCGAAGCGCGCCTGGAGAGGCGCATGGCCTTACGATTGAATGCCGATTTGGAGATCGGGCCAATGCCTTTGACTTCCAGACGATCATTTAGCTCAAAAAGAATATCCGCCTGAGAGCGGCGGCGTTCATTAAGCTGACTGATTGCCCAGATTACATCGTCCTGTGCATCTTCTGGCAATTGCTCCAAGCTATCAAGCCGAGAGCGGCCACGCCGATCTTCTGCCATCTGATCTTACTCCACATCGCCGGGACGCTGCACACCTTCCAAGACGATGCGGCGCTCGACATGATCGCGGCCTGTCCTGGTCAATGTCGCAATAAGGGCTGTTCCAGCTGTACTGATGCGCAATGCACCAGCTTCGGATTCAAGCCAGCGCATCTGATTGCGCAGATATTCGCGGGTGCGCTTATAGCCAAAAACCTCCAGCTCGCGTTCAAGCAAGCTGTCGTTGAGGCTGGCGTTGGTTTCCATCGACAGCGCCTTCAGAATAATGAGGCGCACATTCTGATCGACAAACTCTTTGTAGCCCGCCGCCGTCATGCCTATCGTCCTTTCTGCATAAGAAACTCTTCAACGCGGCGTGTGGTCCTCTCGGTTGCTTCCGAGGACTTCGCCATGACGCTCATATTCCCCTTCATTTCGGAAATCGCGAGCTGGAGTTGATGAACGGTTTCGGTGTTTGGCATGTGAGAAAGATCATTTTCGACCTTTGACAGGCGCTGCTCATGATCGGAAACTTTGACCGCCGTCTCCTTAGCGCCTTTACCAATCCAACCAGTGACAACACCGGCGAAAGCAGAAGCTGAAAGCAGGAACGTGATAATCTGCCCTAATTCGGCGAGTGAAATACTATTCAAGATCAACGCCGCCTCCGGGACTGACTGAGTTCAAGTTTTTGCTGGCAATCAATGCAGCGTTTGGCTGATGGCAATGCAGCACGGCGTTCCGCCTCAATCTCGTCGCCACACGAAACACAAACATCAAAGCCGCGCTGCATCAAAGCTAGCTTCGCAGATGTGATGCCCGCTTCTCGTTCCTGCTCGGCGCGCAGATCGGCCAGATCATGCCCCTTGTTTCCGCCTTCCATTACTTTGGTCGCTCCTGTGGAACAGGAACGAAGTCGATGGAGGCAACAGCAGCTGCCCGACGCTGCTCACATACGGCCAGCGCAGAGCGGTCCTTTCCCCACATTGGTGTCAGTTCCTTTGCCGATAGCGCACGATCTGGAAGTGCGACCGGCGCATCACAAGCTTTGCGAGATTCCGCAGGCAGCGTGGCCTTCGCAAATTCAGTTCGCAGGATAGGCGATCCCGCCGATGAATTGGTTGTTGAGCAGCCGTGTGCGATCGACATCGATGCCACTGCCAGGAGTGTCAGAAAGAGCCGCATTGGCATTCTCCAGTCGTGTGTTTTCTTGTTCGAGGCGGGCAATCTTATCCTGTGCAGCTTGGTTCAATGCCTGCGAAGCTTTCATCTGCTCGATGATGTTCTTTGCAGCAGCTGCATCCGCAGTGGCAATTTCAGCCTTCCAGTAGGCATCACGGCCATCGGCGGCGGTAGCGACGGCCTCATGTACGATGTCCTGAAATGTGCGGACTGCACCGTAAATTAGAGCCGCAGCTGTAAGCAGAATAATCGCGGCAGCAACAAGCTGAGTGCTCCATTTGCTAATCCAGGCTGTGATCATGGCCGATCCTCGCGATTGGGCGTTAGAGCCAAAGCCTGAGATCGGAAATCGACAGACCCAAAGCCACGATGAACGCCCAACACACCAACGATCAATGCGACCATTGACGGGACAACGATAGGCGCGATCGCCACTGCCTGCTCAGAGCCGAGAGCGGCTGCGCCTACCAGAATGACGATGACGGACCAGGCGAGATAGAAACTGCCCCAGAGATAGCGGCGCGTGGATCGGTAGCCCGGTTCTTTGATTGGCTCGCTCATGCCGCATCCTCCACCATGAAGCGTTTGAGCTGTGCCTTCGTTTTCTTGCCAACGAGGCCGTCAGCAACCAGACGATACTCGCGCTGAAACGCAATCAATGCCTGCTCGGTACCAGGACCAAAGATGCTGTCGATCGACAGGTGATAAAATCCCGCACCACGCAATGCACGCTGAAGGTCTGCGACAGCGAGACCGCGCATGCCGCGACGCAAGATGCCGCTCGAAGGAGTGCCAAGATCGTCGGCTTGGAGATTGGCAATGATGTCTTTGGCTTTGCTCAGATAGGCAGCGCGGTCACTCAATCCGTTGGTGCCACCATTGATGCGCTTGGTCATCCCAACAAGATCATCTTTGTCCGCAAGCGCATTCAGATTGCGTGTTGACCAATAGTAGAAAACCGCCCACGCAGCCCACGGCCACGTTGCCACCAGTTCGGGCTTTGCCTCAAAATCTGGTGCGTTTGGAATGATCTGCACCAGCCATTTCGTAAACGCGCGATAATTTGCACGTCCGGTCAGTTGAATAGGTGCGCGACCTTTGAAGCGCTTGCCATCCCCTGGCTGGGTGTTGCCAAGATCGACGCGACCTTCGTAAGCGGCACCGCTGGCATATTCTTCAATTGCGCAGAAGCCGTCACTTTCGTGAGCCAACTGCGCAAGGAAATGAGATGTGCGAAGGGCTGTTGTGACTTGAAAGCGCTTCAGCAGATCAGGCAACAACGGACCGAACGACGAGATAATCGCCTGCTGTTTGGCAATCTTGTTCACCCCAACGCGCGGCGCGAGAGCAACCAATACGGTATGATTGATTTGAGATGCTAGATCGGTCACATCACAGCCTCCGCGTAAAAGCTCGTTAAATCACCCCAAAAGGTGTGTCTAAGAACGGTTTTACGCGCGAGGCTAAAGAATAATCATGCCGTTAGAGGCCGGGGGCTTCGACGCTTTATTCGGATGGAAACATATCGATCTGACGATCATCGGACTTCTTGGTCCGGTATTTTACTGGCGAGCGCTGGAAAAGCTTCTCAACGCCGTTTTCAGTAATGCCCAACTTACGGGCAATCTGTGCATTCGACAAGCCATCGTTATCGCGATAGCGCCGAGCGCGAAGGTCTCGCACTAATGGCACGTTTATGTAGTCGCCGCCATAGCGCTGAGAAAGCTTATTTGCAATATCGCTGCCGATCGTGTTCACCAACTGCGACCGATCAGTGTTCGACGGTACGTACATACGAATGCCCGCATGCTCTTCGGCAAGACGGATCAAACCGTCTTCGCCAAGCAATGTAAGCAACTCTGCAACAACACGATGATCCTTCACTGACGCCTTCCTAACTCAGCGGAAATCGTTAGCTGCTGTGCTGTGATGATACGCAGTCGGGCTTCCAGCTCGACACGCTTATGACAATGTGGCCGCAACGAATTAATGCGGCGTGATAAGGTCAGGCGTTCTGCCTGGAGGCGGTCAATTTCAGCTTGTTCCGGTGCGCGAAACAAAGGCAGGTTAACCAGAGATGCGGATTGCTGAACCATCATCATGCCCTCACCATTGCCAAAGCGCTGAAGACGCGCTTTATTGTGGGAAACTTCAGGGGGTTGTTATGAAACTGGTATTGGCTGGACTTGCACTTTTCGCTTGTTGCGCAACAGCTCAGGCAACTGACAAGGTCAAACCCCAATTTGTTTATGCGTTGGGAGATGTTCTGGCTTCTGAGCAAGATTGCAATCTGACATACAACGCTCAGGCGATAGAGAGTTATATCAAGGCCAACGTCCCTGCATCGGACATCGGTTTTGCAGGAAGACTTAACACCGCGACGGTTGGCGCGAAGGCCGCTATCAAAGAGCAAAGCGCTTCTGAAAAGGCCGCTCGATGCGCGCATATTTCTAACGTCGCTACGCATTACAAGTTTGTTCAATAGCAGCACCGTCGCATCAAAAGATGTCTGACGCGTCGTCATGATTACGATCCTGGAGCTGCTTGAGATTATCACGCTTGCGTAGCCTTTCTGATCTCCATGCCAAGCGCATTCATGACTGTCTGCCAGTCTTTCGCGGTCAGCTTTTCAAGATCGAAACCACCGTCCTGAAAATCGACACGGCTCTCAATGTAGCGGCAAAATGAGCCAGCTTCTGGCAGCGTTCCTGCCTGAGACAGCAAGCTCCATTGTGTTGCCGCAACCCTCCGGCCATCGGACCAGCTTGCAGGTGTTTCTGTCCAAACTGGACCGACTTTACGCTCGATCCATTTTTTCAGACCTTCAATTGCAGAACGAGCATCAGAAGCGTGGTGCACAAACCGGACATCATCCAGGCCGGTCTGCCCTTGCACAAACTTGATCAACGCTTCATCGGCCCTGTTATGAAATACACCAAGGTTCCAGCCAGCAATCCATAGCGCCTGAAGCTTGCCTGCAAACTTGCCTTCAAGGCGCTTTCGACCACCCTTTGAAGTGGTCTTAAAGCCCTGTCTACGGAACTCATCAATCAGTCTCAGGCGCTCACCTTCCGACATCGCGGCAGACGAATGTTTGCCTGTTACGCGCAAACAAATTGCGCGATATGTGTCATCGTCCAGATTTAGCTGCTTCTTGGCAAGATGAATGGCGGAGATCGTGCTCATATCAAAACTCCTCCAGCCCGTCTTCCCAAACGATAACGAAACGGCCACCAAGAGCTTTTGCGGCATCGGCTATCTGACCGATGCTGATCTTATGGGCATGAGACGTATATGAAAAATGTCTCTGACGGTATCCAAGGCTGCGATCAAGATCGTGCAGTGACAATTTCATCCCGAACGCACGTTGGCGAATGGCATCCACCAGACGAACACCCGTTATCCTTGGTGCGTTCTTGGTAAAATAAATACGCTTGCGGTTCATCTGGCTTCGAACCGCGTGCCTTGATAAGCCTAAAATATCGGCGATTTCCTGATATGTCTGGCAAGTCTTTGCAAGTTGCCGGATAGAAGCGAGATCCTTTGCAGTGACTGCGATGAGACGTTTGCCCAGGTTTAGTCCTAAATCTTGAACCCGACGATTGACTGCATGATACGTTCTGTGCGGAAGCATCGCCCGTAGTTTCGGACGGTCCTCGAAATGCTCACGCACAAGGTCATCTTCTTCCGGTGTCCAGTTCATATGAACCTTAACTCGCGGTGCAATTTTACCTGCATGTACTAAGGAAGTGGAATCCGCGTGCATTGTCATGCTGCACCTTTTCTCGAAGGCCGCACAAACACCCGACTGTGATGATGTGCGCAGAAGCTGGAACCGAATTTAATCTTTCCGCCGCAAAACAGGTGCGGTTCGCCAATCTGTGCATTGTTGACGGCATAGCGGCACTGCTGCCAGTTGAGCGCTGAGAGCGGTAAGCCTACTGAATAATCACGCAACTGCGCTTCAACGGATGCGACAGCCACCGAAGCTATCTTCTGTTCAGTGACTGTTGCAGGCTTTTCTACCTCGGGCTTCTGGACCATCTTAAGCTGAGGCTTCGGACGATCAGCTTTTGGGGCTGAAGGTTCCTTGCGTTCAGGGCGGATGACTGAACGAGCGAAGCCTATTTCCTTCAAATCGGCGTCACGGTGAACGAGGCCAATAACTGACGACCGGCTGATTTCCATGTAAGTGGCGATCTGGCCTGCCGACTTTCCTTCCCGAAGCAAGTTCGCCACAACTTGCTTTCGTTCGCCTGTCCAGAGATTATAATTGGCGCGGCTCATGTTTCACCTCAAGCCTTAGCCATATCGATGGTGACAGCGCGCCAGCCATCGGTGATCGATGCGCGTTCATAGAAACGCACATATTCTTTGGATCCGGTAATCCTCATGGCTTCGCGAATGGCACGCATTGCCTCTTGCCAGCGCGAATCTTCAATATCGAGCCGGAGAAGCATGAAGATTTCCGAACGGTTGACCTTGCCTTCCTTGTCTGTGTTGAAGGCGCGTGTGATAACTGCGCGGATTTCCGGGCGGCTGTCAGCAGCCCATTCCGTGAGGCATTCGTCCAGAAGACGCTTAGCGACCTGCAGCTGTGGGCCGAAGTCTACAAAGTCAGCAATCTGGATGGTGACTTTCTTCAGACCATCAAATGTCTGATAAGTGCGATTACCTTTTGGACCGCCCTTAGTGGCGTTATATTCCTGCTGTAGCAACGCATCAAACTCGCCGAGGTCAGTCATGGTGTGGCCGCGAAAGCGGCTGATCTGATCTGAAAGGCTACTGGCGAATATCATGATCTTGCGGACGACTTCATCCTCAAGCCGGTCTGCTGGTTTGATAGCTTCAATAGGTACAAGGTTCCCCTTGGCATCCTGCATATATTCCTTGCCTTTGACCATGGTCACACCTTGGTCAGAGTTTCCGGCAAAATCGGCAGAGGTCATTACTTCAGTCATGGTAATTATCCTTGAAAATCAGGCTACACTGCCACCGTCATCGTTGATGACTGTGTGCTGAGGACTGTGGGAAACCTTGGTTGGGAATGTGACGATCTCACACAGAGTGGAAACCGGAGCTGGCTTTGGCGCTGCAAGTTGCTTTTCCATCTGCCGCACCAGTCGCTCATATGTTTTGAGCGCAAGAATGTAGGACTGGACGTCTACAGCGGCCAACTCGACAACCGGCCCAGAGCGGAATGAAGCCTTCTCAAGCTCACTACGCATTTCGCGAAGGCAATCTGACAGCATGATTATGCTCCTTCCTTGAGATGGCTGAATGGACAATTTGAGCGGCAAGCGCGGTACATGCGGATATTGTTTGCGTTCGCTGTGCTGAATGGCTTGCGCTGCCATGAGATGCAGACGTTGCGAGCGATATCACCCATCTGCGGGCAGAAAACAGTTTCGGCCATTAGTGCGCCGCGTGAAGCCTGTTCGACGCGTCCAATGTCACCGTTCTGATAGGTGTTTGATAGCACTTGGCTTATGGCTGAAGGCGAATAGCCAACCTTGCGTGAAACTGCCGACTGGCTCTCACGATCACAGGCTTCTGCAAGAATTACCACCCAGTCTGGAATGACAGATCCCCAAGCTGAGCGAGCCTTTTCAATGTTGGTGAGCTTGACAATCGTCATTGCTTCACCTCCACGGCTTCAACCTGTCCAACCGCCTCATTACGGTTTTGATCAAAAACAATTTTGCGAGCGCGAAGAATGATTGGCGGCTTAGGACCGGTGTTCATATGATGCTGAAGACGATAGGTGCCGAACTTGCCGGGGCGTCCCTTTTCTACTTCCAGCAGATAACCAGCTTTAAATAGCAGCCTGATGTAGGACGTTATCGCTTCAACTTTGATGCAATCTTCGCCAGCGCGTTGCCAGACGTTGATGTCCTGTGCCGTGAAGCCGAGACGACCGGCTTCGGAACGCATATAATTCCAGATGGCTTGTTGCTTGCTGACACCATGAATGACGGTACCGTCACGGCGTACCTTTGGTGTTGCAGATTGCTTGACCAAAACGCGGTATGATGAGTGACCATCTTGAGTGACCTGACTATCCGCTTCGATGATTTGCGCCTTCACCAGACGAAGAATGAAGTCTTTGATTTCCGACATGCGAGTATTCGATTTGTCAAAAATCTGCTGGATCGTGAACGAGTGTCCACTCATTGCGAAATCCATGATCACGCTCCAGTAGTGATCAAAACCCCGAAGTGGCGGACGGTTCTTTTCCGCGGTGACCTTGAGAATGATCGACATTACGCAGCCTCCTGATCACGGCGGACAGGGACTTTGTCAGAGGCAAAATAGCCATTCTCGCTACGGTACTGTTTAAGGCCGATCTGACTGAGGCCCGCGACGTTGGCGGCATTTGCGATTGAGTGAAGGCTATTGCAAATCTGGCGCGCACGGCCTTTTGCCTCTTCCTTCACATGCTCCAACAGATCGTCGCCGACAGAGATGGATGGATAATAGGCACGAGCCAGCGAGCGGGTGTCGTCAAGATCGCACTTCTGCGCATATTTCCATTCGAGAACGAGATCGCGGATGCGATCAATACGCTCCAGTTTCTTTGGCAAAAGCTCTTCGCCAATAAGCATGACGGGAATGTTCGCCTTCTTGGCGATCATACGCATCATCTCAAACATATTCTTATCGACCAGCTTATCAGCTTCATCGATAATCAGCGGCCGGTGCGGATCGCGCGCCAGCGTTCCTATGATCTCCTTTTCAAGATCGGCCAAAGTACCTTTTGCTTGAGGGTGACCAAGCTCCATCAGGATTTCTTGCAATAAGGTTTTCTTAGTCCAAGTGTCAGAGACTTCAATCAGAACGGCATTCGTGCCACCCTGGGCAAACACAGCGGCCTTACTTTTGCCGTAGCCAGAGAAGCCCGCGAACACACCGAGGTTCGGCTGTGATGGATGCCGGTTCTGAAGCGAACGGGCCAACGAGAGGCAGAGCGCAACATTCTTGATCGGCGCTGTGCTGGCTTCGTTGACAACTTGATTATGCTGTGACATGTTTTCCTCGCATTTTAGTAATGACTGAGACTTTTGACCCCGCCGCAAACGGGGTCATTTCTTTTTTAGACGGCGATTAGAAGGACCTGCTCAAGCGTCCAGCCTGTCCCCTTCAGAAGGTCCTTGTTGGTTTGGTATGCAGGGGTGGACTGGTAGCGAAGCAACTCAAGCGCCGTTTCGTGACTGACTTCCTCACCAGCGGCGATACGCGCCTCCAGATCGATAGCCCACTTGAAGCGTCGTGCTGCGGGTTTGAGACCAGCATCGGGATCGAGATGAACAACCTTCGCTGCACGGCGATCTTCAGCCTCACGCAACAAAGCTGCATGAATGGCAGCAGCCTGCTCATTGAGTGGCTTCGGCTCATTTGATGTTTGTGGAATCGTGACAGCATCAAGAGCTGCCGCCAGCGCAGCTGTGGTGTGCTGCTCCTCTCGCTTTGGAAGCTGAATGACATTTGCACGTTCGGCTGCACGTTCTTCAGCGCGGCGCTTGTTGACCTCGTTGGATCGAACGATTGCCGCCGGTCCCTTTTTGATCTGACGGATATCAGCCTGAAGCTCTTTCTTGCGCTCGGCGACAAGGCCGTTCACTTTTGCCATCATCAGCTTCGCAACTTCAGCTGGGTTCTGGCCGGACATTTCAGGGCAGATGGCAATATCGAGAAACTGACGACCGTCAGGTGTGTAGACATAAATCTGGCCGAGATCGTCAGGATGATGGCGGCAGAAGACCTGCGTTCCAACTAATATGTTGGACGGCATATAACTCAGGTTATCGATCTGGATGCCCTGATGCCCGACAACGCGGATGCCATCGCGACCAGCAATCGGCATGAGCAGAACATCAAGCGCACGTTCATCAACACGGCGCACGGGATCAATAGAAAGTGCCGCTGCATCGTTGGGTGAAAGACCCTTTAAATGGCCTTTAAGACCGCCATGTTTGTTTTCGTGATAAGTGTATTTTAGCCAGTCGTCGGTGTGGATGCGTAGTTCGTCGATAGTCAGTGAGACTTCGAAAAGCTCGCGGTCATCTGAGCCGAGGCGCTGAGAAAAGCTTTTCTTGCTTTCAACGGCTTTGCGTTCAGCGACATTGTGACCAACGTATCCGGGCAGCTGTGGAGCTACTTCATGCTGATAGGTTTTAATGGCGCGTTCAACGATGCCTTTTTCGGCAGGGCTGTAAGCGTGGGACGCATCCGGCGTGATGTCCAGATCAGTGAGAAGACGCATGGTTGCGACTGCTACAAAATCCGACCCATTGTCAGTTTTGATGACTTCCGGCACTCCCCATTCGAGAATGGCGCGACGGATAAGCAGGCAAACAGCTTCAGAGCGTGGTGTTTTGGAATAGGTGATGATGAAGCGGCGCGTTGCAACGTCAACGCAGGCATACATGGTCCACCGACCATCAACGCAAAGTGCGTCGACTGGGGAGGCGTCAATCATCCACATCTGGTTGATGCGCGTAACATGGCGATATGCGCCGGTGCCGACCAGCTTCATGCGGGAACGGAAAGCGTCGGGATTTGAATGCGCAAGAATAACAGCCTTCTCAGTTTCGCGCAGTTGCGCTACGAAATACTGAAAAGCCCGAACTTCCGGCAGCGGGCGAAGTTCACCATTCTGATCAGTCAACTCGCGCCCAAACTGGTACTCAACCTGATCGCGGATAACCTTGATCGACATACCAGGCGCATCGGCAACCCATGCGAGGATATGGCGGCGCACTTCGCCATTGTTGGCAATATCGAGCAGCCCCGTGCCTTTACGGCTTTCAGAAGGATCATAAGCAAGGGTCAGGCCGTCATTGTTTCGGGACTTGCTGCGCCAGCGATGAAGGCTGCGAAGCGAGAGCTTGCCAACGGTTTTGCTCACCCACTCAGGCAAGTCCTGAACCCTGCTGTGGTTGAAGGCCTCGACGAACAGATGGTCGGAAGCTCGCACGGTCATGCCGTTGAGGCGCTTATAACGATCAGCAAGGCGGACAACGATGATGCGTGCGCCGCGTTCCTGCCGTGCCCGTTCGCTTAAGTTCACGTCAACGGCACCCGATATCCGCAGGTCCTCGTCATCAACCTTGATGAAATTCTGCAGATAGCAAAGACGAACGTCCAGTGGCAGAACGTCGATGTGGTACCGCGTGATAGTGCCGCCACGCGCCGTCTCTGTTTTGATCAGAGCATGATATTGGGACCAGTTCTCGCGACGGGCAAGGTCGTTGACGCCTTGCTTTGTGGTCGGAATACCCGGCAGCAAACCTTGCTCTGCCGCATCGGCCATTTCCTGCGCCGTAAACCACATTTGAACGGACATTGGAGCATGAATATTCATGGTCAGATGGCTCCCCACTTGGCCTTTTCCGCCGCTTTAAATTTCTGGATTTTCTGCTCTGCTTCATCAGCAAGATGCACGTTGATGAGTGCCTGATACCTGCGATCAACAACCACCCGATCAAACCGAGCGGCAATAAAGCCTAGTAGGTCGATACAGCCTGTAACTTCGATAAGTGCGATGAAGCGTTCGAGTGTGATGCGATGAGTTTCAGCACCCTCAGATGCGTAATTCGCCAGCATGTTTTCCGAGATCTGATAACCAAGCTCGATCGACATGGCGGTTGCGATCTCAGCGCGAGACATACTGGAAGACTTAAGTGCAAGGGCGACAGCCTGACTAATCTGCGAGGCAAGACGGTTGCCACGGATCGCACCGGCTTCAAAGCCAGCTGCGACCTTGGGTGGTTCCCAAGCCAGCAAATCGCCTGTCAGGCTATCTCCTCGCACTTTTGCCATCAGAGAGCGCCGTCCTCAGCGAGGATGGAGAGGATTTCATCCTTGTGAGCGCGAATAAAATTCCGACGATAGCGCACTTCAAAACGCGTCCAGCTGTCGCTGAAACTTTTGAACGCCTTTTCGACGGGGTTTTCAGGCTTGCGACCTTCGGCAAGCACCAAGGCCTCTGCCACTGAAGCAGCCTGCGGCGGCTCACTGAAAAGGAGATCAAGCGCTTTGGTTTGCAATTCATGTGGCATAACAGCAAGATTGCGCAGATCTAGCGCTTTCCGTTCGACGGCTGTGCCGCGAACACGCTGCTTGGTGTCGTCTGATAATCCGTTGACCATTGCAACCGCCATGCGGATCGAGCGGTCCGAAAGGCCGGTGGCTTCGGCGGCAGCTACAGCAAAGGAAAAAATTTCCGTTGCTGTTTTTTGCCGAGCCTTGCCGCCTGCTACACCTTTCTTGGTGTCAGGGTAGAGAGCCTCGTAAACTGCCTTAAGCTCGGCAAGTGCTTCGCCTTCTTCAAGAGCGGTGTATGGTTCGCGATTGAGATTGATCATGATCTCGCGCAGGCGACGTTCCTGCGGCTTCAGCCATGCAATCGGCGTGACACGCGCATCGATCTCGTCAGCCTTGTTTTGACGAAGAGCAGCAACGCGCAGCGCACCATCATCAAGGCTGAAACGGCCATCTTCCGTTTCAACAACAACTATCGGCTGCAGCTGGCCCTGTACGGCTATGTCTTTCGCCAGCGTCTCAACGCGTTCCGTTCGTTGGCGGCGAATGCGGCCTTCTGGAACATCAATCAGATGTAGCGGTATGCGCTTATATTCATATGGAACAATCATGCGAATGCTCGTCCTGTAATTGAGTTGGTGGACATGGAAATGAAGCGCGCACCCGTCACGGTACGGGGGGCAAAATGACGGGTGCGCTCACCGCGCCAGGGGGAGCGGCGCGATCTGTGAAACTGATTGGTGTTTTGATGAATCTTGCTATCTTGGCGGAGCCGGACGGCGTTAGAGCGCCGTCCGGCACCTGGCATTCCCTTATGAGCCAACCACAAAGGAACGATTTGAATGGCTAAATCGATCGAAGAAAAAATCGCATCGACAATGAAACGAGTGCGTGAGGGTGACCCGACTTTCTGGCGGCATCCATTAGCAAATGCTACGGTTGCGCTGCTCGAAAGAGGCGAGCCGGTGACTATCGATACGTTGATTGAACAATTGCAAGTCACAGGAGACGGTGCGGATGTCGTTCTCAGGCAAGGTGTTTCAGAGGCGGCCATTGAGCGCCTCCGCCAAATTGTCGTGAAGAAGGATTGACGCCAATAGCTGCGCAGCAATCCGCTCGTCTTGCTGATATGGAAGATTCTCGAGTGCTATAGAGACCAGCTTTGCAACATTTTCATCTCCATCAGAACGGGTGATGAGTTTCTTGAGCAGTGCGTCGGCATGTTGGAGAAACGACATTATCCGACCCTCGCAACCAGAACCGCGAAAGTCACAACCTCGGCGAGGAACATCACGCCGAGGATGAATGCGGCTGCGCACCACAAAGATGCGAGGTCATACAGAAGACCACTGTTAGAAATGCGCGAAAGCTTTGACAGGAAATGGGCCATTACGCTGCAACCCTGTCAGAAGAGCGCATTGCTTTTTGACTCGCAATTGCCTGCTCATTTTCGATAGAAAGGATTCGAGACTTCCGAATGGGGTAACGTTTCGGAAAAAGGTCCTCGACACGTTCGCCAAGCACCTCGGCGATCGCTTCCTGTGCTGGTCTGTTCGTACGCGACCAGACAGCACGGAAATTGTTAGGATTGAGCCCCTTGAACTCAGCCAGGCCCGTGAGGGTCCAACCGGCACGTTCAAGTGCTCGCTTGATTTCGATGTTATCCCATGACTTTCGGGTCAC